CTCTTGATGATATTATGATTAAATTCCACACCGCAGCCATTGCCATCCCCGTACCATACTCCGTGCAAGAACGGAATTCCTGCCCATTGCCCGATTTTGTCGCACATCACAATTCCGTATGCTTCCTCATCCGGACACCACACTGGCTGTCCTGCCATCTGTCGCAGTTCCTCGGTTGTTAATGGTTTTTCTCCCATTGCTACGCTCCCTTCTGAAGTTCCATGATCTTCGTTGCTAGTGACATTGGTTTATGGTCTTTCTTTGGATACTGCTGATATGTGGCATTGCATACGCTACTTTTCACATATTCTCTGTAGTATTTGTTCGCCAGTTCTACCGGAATATCCTTGTGCTTTCCGGTTATCGTCAATTTGCTTTTATCATCGTATTCTATGAAAATCTTCCACATGTTTTGCTTACCTCTTGCTTTCAAAATCTGGACATTCTTCTCCATCATCGTACTCCGTATCACATCCGTATGCGTCTGCCATGAAGTTATCGCAGTGCCATCCGCTCAGATGTCCTGTTTCCCATGATGGTCTGTGGTGCAGGCAGTTTCCGCAGCAACACTTTTCATCATCGTTCATCTTCCGCTCACTCCCTTCTTTAAAGCGCACATGGTGCAGAGTCCTTTTGCTCCCTGCGCCTTGGCTACTTCTGCCAGTGGCAGTTCCCAACATTGCGCACCGCACTCTGGGCACTTGGTCAGCTTCCAGTCCTTGCGTCCTGTCGGCGCATTTACCTTCAGCGGCATACAGTAATATCCGCCACGGTCAGTTGCTTTTCTCGGTTCGATTGCTACTCTCATTTTTTGTTTGCTCCCTTGCTATTTCTGTGTCAGTTCCGGCAGCAGGATTTCTGCTACTTCCTTTTCCGATGTGACTACCCATGCCCTGCCGCCTGCCCTGCGGATCTGCTTTATCGTCTGCTCCTGCATCTTGCTTAGTACCCCGATGAATGGCCGCTTGACCTCAAATCCGTAATACCTGCCATTGATGATGCAGGTGATGTCCGGGATTCCCTGTCTGGAGTACGGGCCGGCTGCTTCTTTCCATGCGATGGCATTTGGTGCGTTGTCTTTTATCCAGTCGAGGATTTTCTTCTGGAAATAGCTTTCCTTTGGCATTTTCTCCCGGATGAATTTGTCGGCCGCTTCCCTGGTTCTTATACCCTTGTTATGCTCTATGGTGTAGTCCTGCAGTTCCTCGTAGGTTTTAAAGGAGGTATAGTCCAGTTTTCCTCCACGCATTACATGGCGGATTGCTTCCTCTGCTGTTGGGTCTGGATACCCTTCTGCGTTCTTTGCTGTCATCGTCTGCCTCCTTAAAATCTGGCGGACACTCTCCCTGTGATGTGGAGTTTTCCGTTTTTCTCTACTGCATTGAAGTATCGGTGTCCTTTTACCACCTCTGCCGCCAGTTCGTCCGTGAGTGTGACAATTCTGCGGTAATTACCGCCCTTGGTCGTGATGAGTGCTCTTTCTTTATCCCACACTGGCTGATTATTTTCTCCCATGACGACTTTCTCTACTCCATCTTCCACCGCCAGTTTCGGTACTGCTTCAATTTTGATGATCATGTCTCTCCATCTCCTTTTCGATTTCTTCTTTTATGTTCCTCGTAAACCCTGCACTCGGTACAGGGTTTTTCCGGTTCTACACATTTGTCCGAAAGAATGATACAAAACCACGGCAGGCTTCCTTTGCGCTGCTTCTTGGCTCTGGCTCGCTCTCTCATCTGGGACAGCAGTTCCATCATGCTCATACCGGTGTCGCCTCCTCAAATACCGGGGCGGTTGCCTCCTGCACGGTCGGCTGATCTGCGTATTCCGCTGATCCGTTGTCTGCGTATGCCAGTTTGTTTCCCTCATTGGCTTCCATGAAGTGGCTCGCCTGCGTGTCTGCGGAATGCAGTGCCCAGATCATCGGGTACTTGTCGATGGCATTGTTAAATGATAAGGTGTCAGCTTCGGTGTATCCCATGTGCCATCTGATGGCATATCGTTCCACTGGCTGAAGTTTCATGTATTCCTCGATCATCATTACTGACTTTTCTCCGTGTCCGTATGGGATCTTGTCATCCACTGCGAATGCTTCATACTGCTCCCACTTTCCATTAACCTTGCGGTTTCTGATTTCCGTTGTATAGAAGTAGGTCTTGCAGATGTCATGGAGCAGTGCCATGATGATCACATTTTCCTCTGTCACTCTGGCTGCCGGAACTCCTGCGACCTCGTATGAGTATGTGCCGTCATCGTTCTTTGTGAGGTTCGCCCTCAGTGCATCCAGTACATTGAGTGAGTGCTGCAGCAGTCCGCCTGTCACTGAAAGGTGGAATCTGGTGCTTGCAGGCGCTGCGTACATATCACTCTTTCTGATAAATGCCATCAGCTTGTCTACTCCGTCTCTTGTTACCTTTGCCATCTCTGCTTCAAATCTGTTGATGTTTGCCTGTCTGTTATCCATTGTCTTGCTCCTCCTGTTCTACTGCATCTGGTCCTTCGCCGTATTCTTTGGCGCATCTTTTACTGTCTGGGTGTAAAAACATACACGCTCCCTCTGTTATTTCACACTCCCATCCGTGGTACTCATCCGTTGGTATCGCTGCTTTGCATCTCATCTGCTTCCTCCTTACTTCTTAATCCCTCAGCCAGAATGTGGCACGCTCCGGCTGTGATGATCATTCTTTGTTCTGATTCCCACTCTGGTTTCTTCTCCCAGATGTTCTGTTCCTGGTCTACAAGGAACTCTTTTGTCAGATCGTTGTAAATCTTCGGTGGCGGTCCGTTCTCATCGAAGCACTCCGGTGCTGCATATAGGCAGCAGTGCTGTTGCCAGTAAGGTATCCACAAATTCCAGACCGCTATTCTGATTCCTTCCATCACCTGCAGGAATTTCTCCACACTGTATTCCTTGTAGAGCGTCCTGCCCAGTTCCTTGCCTGTTCCGGCTCTCCGTTTTCCCTCGAGCATTTCCTGTATCTGCTTTATGAGAACCTGTCCGGCTTCATCGTTTTTTATGACGATGTCCTGTCTGATTCTCCTGCCGGAGATTCTGTCCGCTACTTCCTTGATGCTATCCTTCAGTTCCCGGTACGGTTTCTTGTACTTGGTCTTTAGG